AAAAATCGCCCGATTTGAGTTCACCACTTGGGCTATTGTCAGCGTCTGTTGCTCGCGTCAACTGCCATGGATTTGAGCCGTCACCAACTGCGGTTACGGTGTAAATTCCGTTTTGTTTAGCATCAGTTTGCGATTTAACCAAAATTCTTTGCCCAACAGAAACAGATTGGCCGTCTATTGTTCCGATTGCGCCATTGGTGCTTTTAGTGAGTGTGGCGCCGACGCCAGATGTTCCGTTTGAGTAAGTCCCATCTAGGTTTGCTGTGGTTGCAACATAGACAGGCTCATGGAAGTTGATGTTGCTAACAACATTGTCAACATATTGTTTTGTCGCAGCGTGCAGGGCGCTAGACGGGTCACCAGACAAAGAAACTGTTCCAGTCGATGTTATGTTTGCAAATGTGACGTTGCTACTTGTGCCAACAGCCTGCCCAATTGAAATTGAAGCACTAGAACCCTCGCCAGGAGTATGTGTTACGGTTACGCCAGTTCCAGCCGTGACATCGGAAACATAGTTGCCACTTGTGTCGGTTCCAAGTGTTATTGGTTGGTCAACCCATGCAGTTCCGTTAAACATCAAGAAGTCTTTATCCGCAGCGGCTGTAATGGTTACGCCTGTAATGTCATCAATGCTATTTATCGCTGGAATTGAGTCGTTAATCCAGGCAGTGCCGTTCCATTTTAGGAATTGGCCAGATGACGCACTTGTTATGGTGACGTCACCAATATCATTCAGTGCGGTAATTGACGCCGAAGAAACTGCTCCATCAACATAGAGTTTTGTTGCGGCATGCGAATTTTCTGTAGGTGTTGGCACCGAAACAGAACCAGTAAACGTTGGAGATGCGAGAGGCGCCTTTGCATCAAGTTGTGTTTGAATTGGCGAACTTACACCATCTACGTAATTGAGTTCAGTCGTAGAAAGTGTTGCTCCATCAAGGATGTTGATTTCTGATGCGGTTGATGTAACTCCAGTCAGGTCGGTTGGAGCAATCGAAATATCTGCTGAACCGTTAAAAGACTTTCCAGCAATATTTCTTGCTGTTTGCAAAGTTGTAGCCGTGCTGGCATTTCCAGTTACTGCACCAGTTAGATTTGCGTGGACTGTGGCAAAAGTTACAGTTGCACCAGTTCCAACGTCTTGTCCGATTGACAAAGTGTTTCCAGATTTAGTTATTCCAGTACCAGCGATGATATTTGCTGCGCCAGTGAATTGCGACCAATTGAGATTATCTGTCCCAATTATATGTTTGCTGTTTGCTCCAGTTCCAAGAGAGTAAAGAATAAAACCTTGGTTTATGTTTGTTGCGCCACTTGCAGTGTAAACGGCATCACCACGAACCACATCGTCATTAAATCCATCTTGGTCAGATGCTCTGGTGAGAACATAAACTGCGCTTGCTGAGCCTTGCGCCGTAACAACATAAAGTCCGTTTTGAGTTGCATCTACTTGATTTTTGACTAGGATTCTGTCGCCAGTTGTGGCATTTGTTCCGTCGACCAAAAGACGTGCATTTGAGCCAGCCGTGAGTGTGGCCCCAACACCGCTTGTGCCATTGTCGTATGTTGGAGAATTTGGCAGAGCGGCAGCAGTTGCTAGTTCAACCGCAACGTGCCAGTTGATGCCTGCAGAAATTGTGTCTGCATAGTTTTTTGTTACGGCATCAGTTCCGTTTACTGGGGTTGGGACTGTGACCGTACCAGTAAAAGTTGGAGATGCAAGCGGTGCAATGACGGTAGTGTTGACACTTACGGTTGCCGTTGAGCCTTCACTTGGTGTGTGGCTTACAGTTATGCCAGTGCCAGCAGAGACATCAACCATGTAGTTGCCCACAGTGTCAGTGGCAAGATTTACCGCATCATTTACCCATGCAGTTCCGTTCCAGCGCAGAAAGTCACCATTTGCGGCATCGGTAATAGTTACGTCGCCAAGGTCATTTAGAGCGCCTGCCGTAAGGTTATTCCAGTATGCCAATGAGTTCCATGCGGAAGAACCATTACCAATTTTTAATTTGTTTGTGTCAGTCTCATAACCGAGTTCACCCAATGAAAGGGTGGGGTTTAGGGAGGACCAGTTTGCCGCAGTGTCTCGGCGGAGAATTATCTTCTTATACGACATTGTTAAGCGGAGCCTCCGTCAGCATGCATGTTTGTGTCAGAGATTTCGGTTCTAGCAAACCCGCCATCAAGTATGACATTATTTGGTCGTCTTCTATACCAATATGAGCCAGCCCACTGGAACTCCTTGCCAGCCACCGTAAATCTTTGATTTAGGGAGGGTGATGAAGGGAAAACGACTGCCATTTCCCAATTATCCCACAAAATAACGATTTAAAGGCTAAACCGCGTACCAGCCGTCACCCCAAAGGGTCAATAATCTTGCGAAATAATCGTTGTAGCGAATTGCCACAGTATCGAGACCATATTTGGCTATGGCGCTTGCCCTTATGGCAGACCTATCAAGTGTTTTTGCTTTCTCCATTGCCTCAATGAATTCTTTCAATGTGCGACAACGAAATCCGTTGAAACCGTCTACAACTGTTTCCGTAAACGCCCCCCAATCAGTTGTGATAGTCGGAGTTCCGCATGCTTGCGACTCGATGACAACTGTTCCAAATGGCTCTATGTATATAGTTGGCGCAAATGATGCAATCGCATTCCCAAATAATTCGGCGCGCTTTTCTTTTCCGACAACGCCAACATATTCTCCGTACGAAGGCTGATTGCCTTGTCCTGCAATAATTAAACGGGATTTGGTTCTCCTGCATGCTTCTACGGCTATTTCATACCCCTTGCGTTCAATAAGGCGCCCCATAAATAAGTAATAATCACTTGGTTTATCCACAAATGGAAACAACTCTGGCTCTATGTATGCAGGTATAACAGCATCAAAAAAATTTCCATTGGCAGAAGCAGGGTTTCCGTTTGACTGCGCCCCATAAACCGTATGCATCCATGCGTATGATTCAAATACTCGATATTTTGCAAATGTTCCTGGATAACCAATCCCAAACTCAACTGTCATATGGCTTGGGTAAGCGTCGGCAATTGGTTTGTGGGAGTATCCGCCTATGACGCAAATAAAATCGTGTTCTTGCAATCGTGTTTTTAATTTTGATATTACTCGATTGTTAAATTTGACCCAGTGGGGGAGGGCATGGTCGAATGAAGCCATTGTGTAATGGTTTTTGCCAACCGCATCTAATCTTTCCGTCTCGCTGAAACACTCAATATGCTCGTCACATGGCGCATCGTTCTTGTCGCCAGAATATACATAGACCGTATGCCCAATCGACTTCATCATTACAGCAAACTTTCTGACTTTTTCAGTAAAAGCACATGCTGTAAAATCAAACGTAGTTTGCGTATGGGGCAAACTAATGACGTGAAATCTCACAAAATTATGCTAGCAGTTCCATTTTTATGAAGCGCTTAAATCTCCAATTAAATACCACTCATTTTCTGCCCGTTTTATCAGTGTCGCTGAAGAGTACTGAGCCCTGAGATATGCCCCAGGAGTTGCTCTAATTGATGTTGTCGCTGGAGTGACAGCAACAACTTGTGTTTTCCCACTCCCATATTGAGTGATATTTATCATGGTACCTATCGAGAAATTAACCGATGCATCCGTTGGCACAGAAACAGTATTGGCAGAACCAACATTCATTTCGATAAGTTTGGTTGCATCAGTCAGAACAAGCGTATAATTTGCAGTTTTTGTATCGATGGACGCAATTGTTGGTCCAGTTGGTCCAGTTGCCCCAGTTGCTCCCGTCGGTCCAGTTTGACCAGTGGCACCAGTTGGCCCTGTGGCGCCAGTTGCCCCATCTGCGCCGTTTGCGCCAGTTGGCCCTGTGGCACCAGTTGGCCCTGTGGCGCCAGTTGCCCCATCTGCGCCGTTTGCGCCAGTTGGCCCTGTGGCGCCAGTTGCCCCATCTGCGCCGTTTGCGCCGTTTGCGCCCGTCGGGCCAGTGGAGCCCGCAGCGCCCGTCGGTCCAGTTGCGCCTGTCGGCCCAGTTTGACCAGTGGCACCAGTAGGCCCTGTGGAACCAGTGGGTCCTGTGGGTCCTGTGGGTCCAGTTTCACCAAATCCTGCGGCCATCGGAGTGTTGACCCATTCGCCAGCAGAATTATCCCAAACTAAAAAATCATTTGGCTGAATATCGGTGATATTTACATCTAACAAATCAGAAAGTTCTTCAATTTCTGGAAAATCGGTCAACTGAATCCATGCACTGGAGTAGTAAATGGAAAGATTTAACAATTCTGAGTTAAACCAAAGATTTCCTTGCTCCACATCAACTGTCGGAGCGGTATCGGAAACAAAAAGCGTTGAGCCAGAGCCCAAATCCGTATAGTTAGTTCCATCGTTCGTAAACTGCCACTTATCAGTGGTTTCGTTCCATCGGATAAGAACGTTTGTTGAAGTTCCTCGCTCTACTTCAATTCCAGCGTTCTCTGTCGGAGAAGTCGTGACATCGTTATTAAGGACGATGATGTTATCCGAAACATTCAAAGTTGCTGTATTTATTGTTGTTGTTGTTCCATTAACTGTGAGGTCGCCAGAAACAATTAGGTTGTCGTCAATTGTCGTAGTTCCGCCAGCGGAATCAAGTACAAGGTTGCCAGTAGATGTGTCTATTTCTCCTGATGCCGCAACAGCAATACGAATATTTCCAGTGGAAACAGCAGGACCCGTAGGACCCGTAGCGCCTGTCGGACCTGTTGGACCCGCGACCGTAGACTCAGCACCAGTTGGACCTGTGGCACCTGTCGGGCCTGTTGCGCCTGTTGGTCCTGTCGCACCGACAGCACCGTTTGCGCCCGTAGCACCAGTAACGCCTGTCGCACCGACTGCACCTTCCGCACCAGTAGCGCCCGTCGGACCCGTAGGTCCTGTCGGACCAGTAGCACCAGTTGGTCCTGCGGTGTCAAAATTAATATATGTTGTTCCATCATTGGTGAATTGCCATTTGTCTGTTGTTTCGTTCCATACGATGGCTACATTGTCGGAGGTTCCGCGCTCTACTTCTATGCCAGCATTCGTTGTCGGGCTTCCCGTGACGCCAGAGTTGAGTACAACGATGTTGTCTTCTACGGAAAGTGTCTCAGTATTTAGGGTTGTCGTTGTTCCGTTGACTGTCAAGTTGCCGTTGACGGTCAAATCGTTCGTTACCGTAAATGAAGTAGCGGCTCGCGTTCCATCAGCCAGCAAATATTGTGGATGGTCATCGTCTGAAAGACCAGTCAATGTTCCGTGGTCGGATACTGGTGCCGTGGCAAGGTTCCCACCGCTGATATAGGAGACACGCAAATCCTGGATTCCAGTGAGCCTCGCATGCGGCGTATTCGTATAAGCATTTGAAGTTTGATAAATAATCTTGTAAAGGATTCTGAACTCGGCGACAGGGAAGTCGTCAAGATTCATGTCGTTCCAGGAAGCCGCTTCGGCAGAGCCTTGGTCGGTGTATTGCGCCTGACCCATCATCGCGAAAATCGCGTCGTTCAGGTCGTTTGTGGCAACTATGTAGGTGATGCCGAACTTGTTGTTGTCAATGTCTGGAGTTGACCAAACGCCACCAGAAAATTGGTTGAAGGTGACGCGAGAGGTTCCCTGTTTCATCGGGAACTTGGTTGCCGCGTCTCTCCTGTAGTGCGTATTAGTCCGATAAAAGACTGGGAGTTCCGCTCCGCCCTGCAACACTTGTTCGTGCGAATTCGCCGCTGGAGTGGCGGAATGAGTGATATCAATGCGTAAATCTTCGTCAAAGAACGTTCCGTTCGCAATGTCAAGTTGCGCATGCGAATCAGACGAGCCGTTACCAGTCGTCGTATAGTTGTTTGCTCCGAATCCGTTGGCTATTGCTGCTCCGCGAGTTCTGTGCAAATACTCGTGCGTTGCCCAGTCAAGGGTGACTCCGTGACGTTCGTCAGCAAAGAAGTGATTAACTCCGTCAGATTGATTCCAGTACACGTAAGCGACTGGTGCTTCGGACGAAAGCGTGAAGAAAGAAGTCTTATAACTAAGAGTTCCGCTTGAGTTGTAGTAGATGTAATAGAGCGCGGAAGTGTTGGGGAGGGTGACATTTTCCGTTCCAGTTTTGACGAACCGTATGCCGTTCACCCAAATAGTGAAAGAACCAGAAACAGGCGAAATACTGAATTGCCTGCTGCCGTTGTCAAAACTGATATTGCAACTATCTTCGTCCTCAAAACCCATCGGCTCGTGCGATGGGCGAACTGCGTTTACCCAGTTTGTTCCGTCAAACTCAAGCAACTGACCGTTTTGAGCAGAAGTGATGACAACATCTGATAAATCATTGAGCGGTCCTGTCGGTCCAGTCGCTCCTGTTGCGCCAGTCGCGCCAGTCGCGCCCGTCGGACCCGTTGCACCGACTGGTCCTGTTGCGCCAACTTCGCCCTGTGGTCCTGTTGCGCCAGTTGCTCCAACAGCGCCAGTTGCGCCTGTGGGACCAACAGCACCAGTGACACCCGTCGGACCTGTGGCGCCAGTCGCGCCAGTTGCTCCAATGGGGCCTGTGGGTCCTGTTGGACCGACTTCTCCACCGACTTCAACCCACAATGAGTTGTGGTATACGAATAATTTACCAGTGTCTGATTCGTACCAAAGGTCTCCAGATTCTGGAGAACTTGGCGCGTTGTCACTAATCGTTACTGACGCACTACCAACTTCAATCCACGCACCGCCAGACCTAAAATAAAACGAATCATTTAATGTGTCAACAGCAATTGCGCCATCTGGTAATGAAGCCGACGGAACACCACTTATTGCTGAAGTAACAAGTCCAGAAGTTGCTTTGAATACGTCATCAGTTGCAAGAACGTTTTCCGAATCGCGATAAAGGTTCGTGTCATACGAGCCAGTTCCGCCGCTCCAAGATAAGCGGCCGCCTGCTTCAATTCTTACGCGCCCGTAAACTTCTCCGTTTACGAATACGGTAAGCGCATCCGAACCAGCAGACGCCAACTGCTGGATAGTAATCGGTGTAATGAACTTTTGAGCCACTTGCGACCTCAATCGCTATTGCTATTGATTCAACCAACCCCTCAAGGTCAGTTTATGTTGTACAAGTTTAGCCAGTTACCACAATCGTGTAGTCGTTGGCAGAGATAGAACCAAGGAGCGTGACGGTCACGGTGTCCGCATTGTTGCGGGTAACATCACCAATAACCGTTGCGCCAGTGGCTACCTCATAAATCTGCACAATGACGTCCAAGGTATTGAAAAGATGTGTGACGGTAGTTGTCGAGGTGCCACCAGAATGCGCTGCACAACCTTGTTTTGCAACTCTTGCAAGAGTTGAGGTGGAAGTGGTTGCAGTCCCCGAAGATGTCTTGACACCAAGATTCGTGCGCGCATCTGCCGCGGTTGAAGCATTAGTACCACCATGCTCAATACCAACGTCTGTCGCCGTCCATGTGCCAGTAGTAATTGTTCCAAGGGTCGTGATGCTTGACTGACCGACATAAGTTGAGGCAATGTCAACCGCGTCACCAGTAATTGCAGTTCTGTCAGCAACGACATTGACATTGATTTGGTTGCCAGCCTGCGAAAGACCGTCACCAGCGGTAAACGCACCAGCGCCAGAGAATTGAGTCCACGCGATTGCCGTTGAGCCAACAGTGATTGTTCCATTCGTGGAGACAACAAATCCCTTATCAGCGTTAGCGGTGCCCTCCTCAACGAAAACAAATGTTCCAGGAGTTACCTCGCCAGTATCGGCAGTTCCGTTGGCATCAGACGACCTTACTGGTGCGCCGCTCTCCTGGACAACGTAAATGCCGTTGTCTACATGCGCTACGCCAGCACCACCTTGGTCCTTGACCAAGATTCTGTTTCCAGCAACAAGCGTTACTCCATCAAGAAGGTCTCCCGCTTCCAAACCTGATGAAAGAGTTACTGCTGTTGTAGTTGCAGCACGGACAGATTGCTTAACGTCAAGACCTTGGCGCGCCGCATCAACATAACCCTTAGTCGCAATATGTGCTGCATCTGTCGGGGTGGCAACTTTGGCATTGCCGTTTGCGTCGCGCTTGACAAGTTTGCTTGCAGTCGCATCAGCAGTCGCATCATTAAGCATGTTCCAGAACGTGCTGGACAAAAGACCTGCGCTGTCAGTATCGGCAAGATTGAGGGTGAGAGTAATTGTTCCGTTTGATTCGCTAATGCTGATTGCATCTGTGTAGGAACCACCAGCAACGACCCCATGGAGCATCTTGCGCCATGCGGACCCCGAATAGACCTTAATGGTGTCTTCAGTTGAGTTGTAGATGAGGCGACCCTCGAAATTGCCAGTATTTGGGTCGGTGCCCACTTTCTCAAAAGTGGCATTAACCAGTTGGTTCTGGTTAAGGTCTATATTCGTGAGAAACTTTTGCGCCATGTTACTTCCTTACGTGAGATAGGCTTTGCCCGAAAACGCTGCCGAAAATGTCACTTGTACTTGCGAATCGCTTAAATATTGTACTTCACCAAAGACGTGTGTATCAGCAGAATCAACCACTGTAACCGAGGGTCTACCCCCAAGGGTGTGTGTTATCAACCAAGTGGTGGATGCTTGCCCTTGGTTGTGTATATGGCGCTGTGTCAGGACCCTCTGACTGCCAATCGTGGTCAGAGTTACTAGGTTTGGGGTTTCCTGGTTGACGTTTACGTCAATTCTTACGTCTTCAATGACTACTTGATTTGGAACCGTATTGCTCATCTGGTGACCTCTTGAGACAACGTAAAGTTGCCTTGAAGAATTCTGTCTACGACTCCAGTAGTTGAAATAATTTCCAAATCGTAAACACCAGAACTGGTCAGTGTGGCCGTATTTGCTGCGCTTATATAAATTTCAATTACACCAGAAGAACCACCGAGTGTTATGCCGCCACCCCCTGTTGTTAAATTCAAAAGAACAGTGGACGAGTCGATTGTTCTTCGCACCTGCATTCGCGCTGTATATCCAGTTAGGTTCCACGGAAGGTAGGTCGGGTCACTCGGTGGTGAGAGTGGGTCTGGGTAGTTCAGGGTTATGGTTCTAGTAAATGTCGAGCCCTGTTGACAAGTAATGTTGTAAATACCAGCAAGCATTGACGCGCGCTCCTAACTACTGCGTCTAATTGTAGATTAGAGAGCGCAAATGCGCCAGCAGGAACTTAGATAATACTGGCCGAGTTTTTGTTTTTGCCAACATTTTTTAGGCCCATGCTCATTGCAATAGACAAGGCAACTGCAACCACACCCACCTTAAGGTTGTCGGTTGATACAAGGCCGTCAAAATCCGCACCAGTTGCAAGCCAGGCCCCAAGCCAGCCCTGCAGGAACGTGCGTACGGCCCTTTCCAATACATCTTTGCTAAATGGAGATGACATACATCCTCCTTTGTTTATTCAATTTTACCACTTATCCCAGTGGGGCAGTATTGAGTTGTCCGTAAAGAGGGTCGTCAAGGATAAATGGCAAGTCATCGTATGCCTCATGATTAATAACAAAACCCATTGGCTTGGTCAATTCCAACATAGCAATAACTTCTGGCGAGGTGTCACCCTCAGAAGACACGCCAGGGGTTTCTGACAAAAGGGTGTAAACGTTTATTTGAAAGAAACTTCCGCCAGGTGAAACGTAGACAATTTTGTTTCCGCTGAGAACCTGCTTTGCACACTCCTTGATTGCCTCGAGCGTTCCAGCGTTTCTACCAAAATATGCATTTGCCAATTGCCAAGAAATTGATTCATCAACATTCAATATTGCTTCAGTCGAACTTGTTGACACGATGCTTTTATAAATTGGCGTTCCGTTAAACTGAGATAGCCAATTTACATAATCTCCATCTACATGTTCTGGATTGATTAATTGGCTATATCTAAAATTTGCTGTTTGATTTCTTGGCGATACGTCTTCGTTCAAATATTCAAAATATTTTGTGTAAAGTTCAGAAGCCAATGAAGCGTGATATGTTAAAACGTGAAACAACTTTGTAAATGGATAATTAGGGTAACTCTGTATTTTGTCTTTATCCCATATAAATGTTGGTAAAAACTTTCTCATGTTGTAAACGAAAAAATTCTTTGCATGGCCAATTTCATTCATTAGCGTCGGAACCGACATGTACAAAACAAAGTTTTCATGATTTTGAATTGTTATTTCAACAGAAAATTCAATATCGTCTACCGATGTGTTGATGCTTCCTACATTGACAACAGGACTAAAAACCGCATTCCATTGATTTGCAATGAGTGTTTGTGAGTAATTTAAAGACTCAGAGGTGGTTACATTTGTAAGTGTAACAATTGCTATTGATGGGGTTTGGGCAAATATCTGACAATGAAATTGTGCTTTTCGATAATTTAAATCTTCATCTTCTGGAATTATTGAGTTGAGAGAAAAAGTTATATTTCCGCCAGTCGGTTGCAATTTTAAAGAATACTGAAGTGGATGCACGTATTTTTCTGAAACAACAGATGCTGTTGCATTGCTTGCCGTCCACGAATGAACGTAAGTTTCTGGGGACAAAAATACGCCAGATGCATTTTTTGCCTGCAACGCATTTGCGTTGGATATAACATTTCGCGTCGGATTTAAAAGTTGCATATTGTGGTTATAAGGTCACCGAATTCATCGTCAAAGAAATTCTTTGTTCCGACAAACTCAACAAACTTCCCTTTTTCGCAAAAAGTATGTCATTTCCGCTAGTGTCGCCCCAGTTTGGCAGAATTACTTCCGCCGAACCACCAGACGAATAACTGCCGCTTGCCGATGCATTTTCGACAGTAAAAGATGTTGCAGTTCTCTGTGTTATCGCCCTAATCGTTGAGTTGAGCCCAGATGGAGTTATGCCAGTAACAGTTACCAAGTCGCCAACAACAAAAGCGTTGTTTGCTGTGTATGTAACATTGTTTCCAGTTTTGAGCGCATTGGTTATTGATGCCCCATTTGATTTTAATAGAGTCAGTGAGTCGACGGACCTAACAAATGGGTGTGAAAGTATAAATTGCAAAACATTGTTGTACCTTAATCTGTCTTCATTGAGGTTCGAAGAAACTGGGGAGTGCAACTGTTGCAAATTCTGTTTCAGCGTTGCAGTTATTTCGGCAACGTCGTATTGAGAAAAATATGAAATTGTCGCCTCTATGTAAAAGTCCAATATGTATGGATTGAGAACCCCAATTTCCAAGCCAGCAACAGAACGATTTTCAATGTCTGAAAGAATATTTGATTTCTCTTGTGTTGTCAAAAGTCTTTGTGGACCGTAAGCAAATACGGCAACTTTTCCAGCGTCGTCTGGGTCGCTGAGGTCGTGTGAGCCGTTTGGGTCGGTGAGGTCATACACGGCGCAACGTGTTACGAGAGATGGGTTTTCAACCAAAACATAGTTTTGCAATTGCGATGCCGTAACAAGTGCAGAGGACATGGTGGCAAGATTTGCCACTCCCCTTTGCAAAAATTGGTCAACTGATTCGGCATCCTGCCCTTGAACAAAATTTCCAGCCGAAACAGCAGAAAATACGTTTGGCATGTATGAAACTATTGACAATGTTGAGGAATTTGGGACGGTTGGAATTGTTCCAAGAGATTGCGCTGTGCATCCAACTGTGCCAACTGGAAGTGGGTCGCCGAGGGTGTTTGATGCGATTGTCAGTAATTCGTCAGTTTCAAAAACATATTGAATTTCTAGTTCGTCATCAATAATCAAAAATGCAACAAGAGTTCCTGCTGGTATTGTCGCTCCGTCGTTGGAGTTTGCAGTAAAAGTAACGTCCATTGTCGCCCTTGTGCCATCGTTATAGGGGGTTCCCATCATTTTTATGGCACCCAAAAAAATCGCATCTGGTATTCGATTGATTGCCCCTATATTCAAAGCCGACATATAGGCAAATGCCTGAAACATTGCATCTTCAATTGTTCCAACGCGCAAATCAAATCCAGGGAAAACAGTGCGCGCAACTTCAATTGAGTCAAGGTAAACCTGGACAGGACTAATGTCCAGGGGGGTTAAATCAACGTACTCGCGAAAATCTGCAGACATATCTACTACCTATTGTAAATGAACTGGACGTTTACCGAGCCAGAATCGTCGCTTATTGATGAATTGACAGCAACTATTGACACCTCTGGAATGAATTTATTTGCTGCGAGCATAAGTTGTTCTGGGGAAACAACTGAAAATGATGGGTCTGCAGTGCCAAAATCTGGGGTGAGCGGAAGGGTGAATGGCTCAGTCAAAATGCAAATGCTGATTATTTGCTTAATGTAATCATCGCTCCCTTCTCTCAATTTGACTATTTCTCTTGTGTCAGTTGAAAATGATACTGGAAATTTGAATGCGTCCATAAGTTAATCATGCCTCCGTTTGCTTATATGCGTCAAGAGCGTTGCTGGGCAATTCCAACAAAGTTTCTATTTGGTCTATGAGGGCATTAAATTTTGCCACAGTGACGTATTTGTCTTTTTTTTGATTAAATGCTCCAAGAACATAGATTTCTTGAGTTTGATTGTCTATGAATGTGCATAGAACTTTGTCATTTGTTTTTAATGTGTTGGTCACTGTATTCCCAACGAAATTTACGTTATTGAATGTGCAATTCAATTGTTTGACAAACACAACTGGGAGTCCATCAACAACAGATTTGACTCGCCCAACAAAAACACCAGAGCCATTAAATGGGTGGGATGATGCTTTTTGTCTGTTTATTTGATTGCTTGGTTTCATGGCGCTTTGCTTTCAAAAGTTGACGTTCGTTGAACAGATATTAGGCCTTCCACTTCAGACCACGAAACAGAGCCAGGGTAAATTTTCCCAACTTCTATTTGCTTTATCTTTTTTTCTTGACGTGGCGGAGTGGCAAATTTTATGTTTACTGGACTTGGGCTTAATTCTTCAAAGTCAACACCAGTAATTAAAAAGTCGTCCGTAAACCATGGAATTGAGCCAACATTGACGGTCATTCCTGGCCTTAGGCGAACGCCATTTGTTCTATCAACAATACACGAGCCATCACCCTCCATGGGGTCGTTTTCTGACTTGTGCATGCTTGGCAGCCCATGAAGAATAAATCTATTGTCTGCTTTTCCACTAACAATTCGTGGCGGATAATGAAGATAAGTCAATCGTCTAGTTATGTCACTATATGTCTGATTTTTTGCATTGAATTTTTTATGTATATACGAATCGTGACCCCACGAATACATCAACCACTGCTGAGAACCAAAAAATAAAGTTCCATCAGATTCAAAAATCACAAAAGGATTTTTGTTTTCATCTTTGGATTCTCCAGCAAGTTTTTCTAAAACGTTCCACAGCGAATCAGCGACATTGTCACCGTCTGCTTGTGTTATTTGCCTTGTTGCTGATGTCTTTTGAGCAACACATTTCAAGCCATATTTTTTTGCTGCATTCTGCACAAAATCAGTACCAGTACCTTTTACAACACCAGGGTTTCTGTCTCTTTTCATTTGCTGAATTGCTTTTGTGTAACACTGAACGCGAACAACTGGAGAATTTCCTTGGCTTTGCTCAATTGTCACATCTGCTATTTCCATGAAATAACCCACATACGAATTCGATGCCCATGATGCGGCATTACTTACTAGGGTCTCTGCTCCTGGAGCGGAAAAAGTGTTATGACTTCTATATATTATGGTTTGCCCAGGCTGAAAATAATTTTGAAGCGTTAATTGCAATCCTGGGTCAATTACAGAAAACGTAACTGCGGTCGCTGCTGATATTGAGTAACTAACCGTTACGTCAATTATTTGTTCTGATAATTGTGTTAATTGAACTGGCTTTGTTTCAGATG